TATCTCTACCACCCTTACAAGTTACGAATATTTTATTTATTTTCAAAACATTTACTAAAAATTATCAATGTATGCATAACAAAAAGCAATGTATGCATCTAGGAATTTACTCCCTCAGCATTTCTATCATTGCTATCAGTATCAATATCCTCTTCCACATTTCCATTGCTCCCTTTTATATCTCCAGAGCTATCTCCCTCATCAGTATTTATTCCAGCTTCCTCAAGTGCTGTTTTTAATTTCTCTTCTTGTATCTCTCTATATGTTTCTGGAGTATTGAAAGAAAGCATTTTTACAGCATTTTTTACAGATGTAATTCCAGAAGTAACAGCGGCAACAAGCATAGTAACAATATCAGAATCCGTAGATGGAAGTATAGAATTGTAATTAAACCCTATCTTTAAATCCCTCATTGCAGGATATTCTGTATATAAGTCAGCAGCAAGGTTTTTGATTACACTTATGCTCCTTGAAATAACATCATCATGAACCACCTTTTCCTCAGCCAATTTTACAAATGCTTGTGTGAACATTAGTTGAATACTTTTACCTGAAAGATTACCGAAATTAGAATCACTAAGTAAGGTGCTCAAATCTGGATATGTAAACCTATATATATCTTTTTCATTGTTAATCATCTCCAACTTAACACTCTCTGGAGCTGAATCTAATTGTAAATACTTCATATCAGCAGTACTGGTTTTATCAGAATCAAAATCATCACTAGGAGTAATCTCATATATGTTGACAGTAGCATTACATAATGGCTTAGTCTTTATTTGCCCATTTACTACTAAAGAGGGACTACCAATCTTAACATTCACATCACTATGTTGTGAACGTGCATAGTCTTGTTTATCAATGATAGGCATTACGGATTGAAATTCTGCCTCTGGTTGCTCTAAGTAAACAAAGAGAAGTTTCTTATTTTTCATATACTTATTCTCTTCTTTCTGAGGGTTGTTATAATCACCATTAGTATATCTTATAAGTCCATCTTTAGTCCATATCTCTGTTTCACTAACATTCTTTTGGAGTTTACCATCTTTGATTACATCATGCTTATATTCAACAACAACAGAATCTACCTTTGTAAACTCATCTTTATGTCTATATATCCTATATCCCTCTTTTAATGATAATACTTTAGCCTTAATCTTTTTACTCTCTTTGTCATACATGAATTGTATTGCTGCACGAGTTTCTATTCCACATACCATTGTTGCCTCCCTGAGTATTGACATCATTCTAATATCCTTATTCCATATATCCTGAAATCTATTGAAAGCATCCAATTTAGCTTGATTGCCTCTATCCTCTTCAAGTAATAAGTCAATAGGCTTACCATATAGGAATGCCACCTTATTAGTTATTATCTGTTGTGCATAAGGGATACATAGTTTTGAGTGCTTCATCTCATGTTGCACTTCCACAGACTTACCTGTTGCATCTAATTCCATTTGAGTAATCCAATAAGGATTTTTTTCGGGGTCATTAAGAATAGGGTGCTTGTTATCGTAAAAATCACGCAATTTCTGAATATCACCAGCATTTAAGTCATTGCAATTATGCTTCAATAAATATAATTGGTCGGTAACACTCTTTAAACTTAAAATATCATCTACTTTCATATCATATTCTTTTTAATTTCTGTTAGTCTATGTTTAATTTCTGTTAGTCTATCACTATCAAAAATAACATCTTCTCCATTATCATATAACTTTCTTTCCTCTTTCGTAAACTCTATCCCTGATATTACATTGTCATATGTAGGATTGGGGTGCTTCAATGTTCTTAATTCTGTACTATTCATTGATATAGGCTTTAAGTCTACATCTAATGCAATATTAGAAACACTGGGCTTATGACATACCGCTGAACATCCATCAAGAAATTCGCTATCAACATTTGTCAACATAGATATGATAAATCCAGATGAGTTTACTTGGTCTATATAATATATCTTAGTTGCATATTTATTCATTAAATTTACATATGCTGGTATCAATGATACTAACCCACCAGTACTAGAAAAGTATAGCTCTACTTCCTTATCATCTTTAGTTATCTCATTAAAAGATTTCACTAGTTTAGTAAAACCATCTCTCTCTATTGGCTCGTTGTAGTATATTATCATAAGTTTTTTAATCTTTTCAATCTAAGTTTTCTTGTAATGTTTCCTCAATATCTCTTTCCATTCCTCAAATATAGTTCTTTTTTTCTACATTCCAAAATATTTACCCACTTTTCTAGTGTATGTTCCAAGGTTCAACATTAGTACTCTCCCATTCACCTCTAGTTAAATCACTCTTACTCTTAACATTATTCAATCCTAACTCACCAATAAAGCGCATAAGCATTGAAAGAGAATCAGGAGCATCATCAGGTTGCCTCTTAATCATCTTAACATATGTAATCAACTGCTCAAAAGCATGAGAATAATCACCATGTCCTCTATCTTCCTTAAATACAAAATGCTTTTTAATCCATGCAGCATCCATTAATATTCTTGTTTCCTTATGTGAGGTAGTAGTCTTCCACGTAATGTCAGCATTCACACTCTTAGCAATACCCTTAGCAAATAACTTACCTCCATTATTACTTTCAAACCTTACTTTCTCAGCCCCATTTACTTGAATACCTCCTTTAATAAGAGGAGCAGTTACGTCCATTGGCGCAGTGGTGAATAGCCAATCATATATATAATATAAATCACCTACCTTAACACAAAATGGCATAGATAAATTATCAGTACCAGTATCAGCAGTATCACAGACAGCAAGGTTAGCCTCAATGTCAGCAATATTAGGTAACTCCTTATAATAAAGTAATTCATCTGGAGCAAATAACCTACCCTTAACATCAATAGGATTTTGTTGATACTCACTCTCCCATATTTCAGCAGCAATATTCTTTTTCTGTTTTTGATAGAACTCCGTCGTTTGTACATCCTCACAAAAAGACTTACCATCTTCCGTCATTGCCGCAATACATACATCATAATCATAATCACCACGCTCAACACTCCTACCAATAATATCATTCTTCCTCCAACGAGTACCTACATCAATATGACAACAACCACGCTCAACACGTGAACCTCTAGCAGCATCAGACCATGCAATAGTCTTATTGTTGACATTCTCACTCATAGCCTCAGTCCAGTTCTTATATAAATCATCCGTTATATCAAGCATACTTGCACCAAAACCAATGATGTTACCACCAGTACCACCACCAAAATAGGATTCCTGTGTAGCCTCTTTTAATCCCCATGTGTTAACACCCCTAGTTGCTAACTTATAAGGAAATATACTCATCCATTTAGCACTATCAACTAAATCCCTAGTATCCTTACTAAGTTTGTTATACAAATCCTTAGTACAAGTATTCCTCATGATACTCTTCTGTGGGAAGTGCCCAATCATAAATGAACAGAATAAAGATACAATATAAGACTTTCCACTTCTTGGAGGCATAGATATACCTACATGAATTGGATTACCAACTTTATATGCATCATATACGTGCTGAAGGACATCTGCTACTTGTTTCAAAACTCCTCTACGTGAGAAGAAATCAAAATCCATATATAAGCAGTAATCCCAAAATTTACCTTTCTCTGCACCTCTACGCAAAAGCTCTATCCTTGCTTTCGCCTTTAATAGAAGTAACTCATTTTTACTTGCCATCTTTTACCTCCTCATAACCATCTTTTACCTCCTCGTAATCCACGTCAAGAATGCTCCTAAGCTCCTCATCTGTTTTACTAGCCAAATCATTAGGTGCTCCCAAATTCTTGCTCTCACCCTCATAATAACCTTGCAATTTAGCTATCTTATCCCATATAACATCCTTATCATATAGAGATAATTTCCAACCAGTCTTAGTAGGCTCAATACCACTACAAGCCTCTTTCATGTCATCAGTCCATTCACTCATAGGCTTAATAGCAAATGCTCCTCCTACCCCCATGTCCTCAAAGTAATCACAAGCATTAACTTTAGTATGTCTAGCCATCCTCGCAATAACAGTTTCCTTATTGATGTTCCTAACGATACGTCTATCACTCTCTAATTCTGTTACCCTATGACCAACATCTTCTCTGTTTAATAAAGATACTCCTCTCTTATATGCCTCATCACTAGAAATCTTGTTGTCAATACATCTAAGATAAGCACTAGCAATATCCCTCTTCCGTACAACATTCCTACAAAAAGATTCTAAAGTATCATTAAGACCATACAATGCAGCCTTTTTAAATGAAGCTAACTCACTACCACCAGTAGAGAGGTCATCACAACCTCCCTTTACCATCTCCTTACTTTGTTTAGGAATAGAAGCACTCGCTTCCTTAAATATATTCTTATCCATTTCTATTAACTTATTATCTTTTCAATTACCTCCTTGAATTGCTCCAAGCTACGTATTTCCATACCACAACCACCTTGTGCAGTGATGGCAGCAATGAACTCCTTTTGCTCCTTTCTTAACTTATCCTTGCCTACTTTCATATCAAAACCATATAAACAACCTTTGTAATAAAATACTAAATCAGTAGTGCCCTTGACAGTACCTGTTGACTTCATCTGTGCCATACGTATACGTGCCTTGTCAGGTGATAACTGAGTAGTAAGGTTGTTAGTAGTTGAAAAACATAGGTATCTTAGTTCTGGATGCTCGTTCCAGAGCCATAAAAAACATTTTCTTTGTAACGCTTCATGTAATTTTGCCATATCTATTTTGTTCTATTTCTATGCTATTTTATCCTATTTCTATGCAATATACAACTAAAAAAGTACATTTCCAAAAAAAATACCAAAAATTTTTCAAAAACAAGAATTGTGGGGGTAAAAGGTCAAAACGGAAAAATGAGAGGGAAATTTGAGTGGATGGAGCTGGAGGCTGGTTATTCGTAAAAAGGCGAACACCCCTTCCGTTTTCCATTGGAAACAACTTCCACGCGACAACTCTCAGGACCACGAAAAAAGCGCAGGATTACGAAAAAATTTGCTTGATCTTTGATAAAACCACAAAAAAAATGCAAATAATTTAAAAAAAATTGCTAAAATACTTGCATATGTAAAACATTATCCGTACATTTGTAGTGAGATAGATAAACAAAATAACTTTTTAAAACTTTTTATTATGAAACTTAAATTTAATGAACTAACAACGCTTATCAATTACTCTAACTTTAAGAGAGTAACAAAGAAAAATTCTAGAAACGGAGTCCCTTACTTTGTTTATTTTTGTAATAATGATCTATCTGATGATCTTATTATAAAATTAAACTCATATTCAAATATTGTTACTGGTCATGCAGTTTCTGAATTTGCACCTGAACAAAAAAGTAATGTAGTTTTTGAATACGACAAAGCAATTAAAAAATAATTATAAACCTTTTTAATACTATTTTATTATGAAAAACGAAAATTTAAAAAACACAATCATTGAGGAGCTAGAGAACGACGAAAACAAGGCTATAAACTGTTATAATGTTTTTGCAGAAGCAAACAGTTACGAAATAATTTTTAATATGTATGAATTTGATGATGTAGTAACTGGTACACCTACTGAGATCGTTGATTCTGTTATGACTGGATTTAATACTAATCACAGTTATTTTTATTGTGATGGTAGGGGCTATTGGAATAGCTTTAACTACATTGAAGACAGCGATATATGTCTGAGTGAACTAGCTGAATATATAATAGAGAATAGAGAGGACTTCGACGACCTTGAGGCACTTGAAGACGAAGACGAAGACGAAGACGAAGACGAAGACGAAGACGAAGACGAACTATAAACATTTAATACTATTTTATTATGAAAAACTTATTAACAGCAAAAGGAATTTGCACTAAAAAAACTTATACTTTGTTAATGTCTAAGTACTGGGCTGATCCTAAAAATGGAATTACAACTTTAGATATTAAACACAGCACTACAAGTGCATTTACAAAGATGCTAGATAGTTTAGATATACCTTATAACTTAGTAAACAATAACGCTAAACATGCTAGTAGATGGGACAAGATATATTTAAAACATGAGAGTGATGTAACAAAATTGTACAAACTTATGTTTTCATTTGAGAGACAAACAAAATTTTAATTATAAATACTTTATATTTTTTATTATGAAAGACTTATATTTAATTAGAAAACATTTTGATTCTTTAGAAAAAAGTAACTCCTTTAATTACATGATGCTAAGCAGGTATAAAACAGACTTATTGTATTATTGGGGCTTTGGTCAAAAATGTGAGAAGCATTTATATTTTGGTAATTATAAAAAGCAAATGGATGAGATCATAAAACTTTGGAAAAAACTTCCTAAAAAACCTATGTGGTTTAGACCAGCTGAGATAATAGATTTTAAAAATAGAGTATAAACATTTAAAAACATTTTTATTATGAAAAACATTAAAGTAGATGACATTAATCAAGCCATCTCAGAGGCTAAAAATTTAGGAGCAGTAAAATATATTACAACTTCCTTTAAAGATTCTGAGGGCAAAGAGGAAGTATATAGCTATCATTTTTTTAATAGAGACAATAAAGAAATAGCTTATTTTATTGTAGTGCTTATTAAGTTTTTTGGATTAACCGTTTTAAAGGATCCAAGGAGCTGGAGTAGATATTTTTTAGATGACAAAAGAAATAGTAAATTTATAACAATTTAAATACATTTTATTATGAAAAATTTACTTAAATACTTCCGCACAACTCCAAAAGAAAAGTTAAAAAGCGATTTAGGCGAGTACGTTTTATCTCCTATTGTGCTATTATGCACAGTAACAGCACTTATATATTTTTTAAAAATACTTATAATAATTACACAACCATGAAAGATCTAATAAAAATAACATCAAATTTAAAGGATAATTCCATATCTAAAGATATAGCCGTAGAACAGCTAGAGAATTACATCAGGCTTCATTTGTCGGCTCCTAAGCTAAGCAAATTTAATTATTATAAATATGTAAGCAATGACCTAGTAATGCCATCAACGTGCGGCGTTTACTTTGACAAAGGTTATAAGATTGCTTCAGACCGCCATATTATGGTAGTATTTAAGGAGGACTATGATCCAACTTTTGAAGGAAAAATAATAAGTAATAAAGGGGAGATTATAGAGGGTAAATATCCTAATTATTGGTCCGTAATCCCTAAAAATATAGATGAGGACCTACAAATAAATCTTGATCTATCTAAGTGTAAAGAAGCTATTAAACAAAGTAAGCAAAATAAAAAAGTAGAGAATTTAGATAAGAGATATTGTTTAATAAAATTGAATGAGCACCATTATAGAACAGAGATTTTTGAACTGTTTACAGTTGCTTGTAATAAGTTAACAAATATGAAAACGTATCAAGTAGGACCTAAACTAGTAGCTGAAGGAGAAAACGGGCATATCATACTAATGGAGGTACTTCCAAGCGAAAAAGAAAACTATAATATTGTAGAGTTATGAAAACATCAAAAAAAATTCTAGTTACAAAGGAGCTTATGAATGTAGCTCCTAGGTTCAGCAAAGCTATCTGGCGCATAAAATATTGCTCCGACGAATACACAAGTATTACAAGTGCCAAGAAACGCCATAACCTATTAAATTGCAATTACATTATTACCTTATTAGGTCCTAACGATGAGGTATTAGAGGAAAGAAACGTTAATAATGCAAATATCGATGGATACGGGCGCAGATACAGAGAGTTATGAGAAAGTACAAGCAATTTCACGTATATATTAAAGATGATAGGGTACTATTAACAAATAAGTATTTAGGGGATAAATATCCCCTTGTTAATACTCTCTTCGCCACAGAGCCAAGTAAAACAGCTTTTAATATAGTTAGTTATAAGTCATTTAATAAGAGTTCAAATAGCATCATTTCAGGGGATAAAGGGGTATTTTTGTATCTAGATAATGCAAAAAATGTATGTTTGTTAACGATCCTTGATGATTTAGGAGAGCTTAACCCAACTTTGCACATCTCGAACAATTGGTATATTTATGCAAATCATAGAGGATATGTTTTCTCTAGGAAAGTAATTTGCGGTAGAGCATACAAGTATCATTTTAGTAAAAACCACGTAAAATAGAAAGATAATGAAAGCAAAAATATCAAAATCAGCAATGTACCAATATTTAAGGTATGAGAAAGGAATGACCTATGAAGCTATTGCAAAATTGTACGGATGCACTAGCAGGAATATATGGAATAAGTGCAATGGAGAATGGAAAATAAAAAAGTGGGAAGACAGAAGTAAGGAAGAAAAAGTATTGTGCACAAAAAAGTATAAAGAAATCATTAAAAAATAAGATTATGAAAAAGTATGAATTTATGGTATTTGACAGCCAAAATAATTCCTCTTATATGGTGGAGGAGTATGGTGAGAATGTAGTTGATGCAATTGACGAACAAACAACTTGCTTTTACCGCAACACTACATTACTGAAAGTGCGTCATACGCACGATAACGTGCTAGAATTAACACATGATGATAATAGTATATCATATCTGGTATATACTCCATGGGATGACGAGTTTTCTTCTGTCAACAAGCATACTGAGAGACATCCTTATGCTGAGAGTATTAGTAGAAGATCACATTAATAAAATAAGATCATGAATACATCAATTTCACAAATAAAGAACAATAGATATAAGCTTACATCTAATTGGAGCCAGGTAAGTAGTAAGGAAAAAAGAGATAGTGCCTTAGAAGTGCTAAGAAACGCAAAGAGTCAACAAAGAAAAATAGTAGTAATAAGGAGAGATCCAAAAATATTTTAATCATGAAAAATAACCTAAAATTATATAACTATTTTTGTAAACACAAGGCAGTTGATGTGTTTGCACTCTTATTAATAGAAGCGAAGAATAATTATACTTCAGTATGCATGGATCCTATCCCTGCTAGTCTTTTGGTAACGTATGAGGACAAATTTAACTTTAATAGATTCAAGTCAGGAGTATATTTTTACGAGGGAAACGTTCAAATGTTAATTCGGTTAAAAAGTGTTAACGGAAAATACAAATATACGTATAAGATTCTTTGCCGAGAAATTGAGTACGACTATTTTTGTTTAATTCTTAACAAAAAAGCCCGAAATTGTTAAATTCTTAACCAAAAAGAAAAAAAACTTTTCAATTTTCTTATCTCGCACTTGATATGGATTTATGCCATACATACATATATACCATATTAAAAATAAATAATAGTAAAATTTATAAACTATGCTTACCCCCTCTCACAAACGCTATATCGTGTTAATTATGTTAAAAAATGTTAAATCGGGATTGTTAAATAACCCAAAATCTGCCTATTTCACCACATTTAGCGAGGTGCTTTGCTCAACGAAATTAATCAAACTGCTCTTTAAAAGTGTGCAAGGAAAAGTGTGCAAAGTGCCTAAAAGTGATAAAAAAAAGTGGGCAACCGCCAATTTCTCAACAAGAATCGCCGTTCTGAGCCTCATTTATTTCTTGACTAGGGAAAAATTGTTCTATTTCACCTCAAAAGTGTTCTATTTTGCCAAAAAGACATACTTTAGTAAGAAAGTTGTTAAAAAGTTTAATTTTGTTAATTATTAGTTGTATATTTGCAGAGTTAGAGCTTCAAAAAAGTTTCAAATACACAATAATTCGAGCAAATGTTCGTAGTACGAAGAAGTAGTAAAGAGAATTATTGATATATTATTCGCATTAAAAACAAAAGATATGAAAAATTTAAAAAAGAGTGAACTTAGTTTTGCTGACGGATTTATAGTAAGTTGTCTAGGAATTGAAAGAGGTCAGCAGATGGCATTTGATTGGGATCTATGTGCCCAATTAATCAATAAGTATTATAAAGAGCATAAAGACTTAGAAGCTGAGGCAGGACTTCAGGGAGATTGGGATTATACTGGAGGGGTTATTTTCAAAAATGGTAAACCTGTAAGCGACTCCTATACTTATTTGTCTTCCGACTGGGCTACTCCTACTCTTATATTATCATGGGATGGTGAAGATCAGAGGGAATTTGATTGTTTCACTGAAGAAAGTGAGAGATTTAGTTATAATAGTAAATGGGATAAAATTTCCTTAGCAATATTAAACAGAATTGAGATATGAAAAATTTAAAGAGAATTAAGAGAGCAAGTATTTATGTAGTTATACCCTTATTAATATGTATATTACTCTATATGTTGACTTCCTTTATTTTTCTGGAGTTTAACCCTATGAAGATGGAAGTTGATCAAAGATGCATGATAGTGTTTTCTATTATAATAGGTTTAGTAATAGGCTTATTTACGGATTTAGCAATTTATAACATTAAAAAAGATTTAAAGCAATGGGAATATACGATTCAATAAGAGCCTCCATTGGTGTAATAAATTATTTAAACCAAGTCGCAGACAAAATAGACATTGGAAAACCTAAAAGGAATACCCACAGAGCTCAGGATGAGCACTTGAATAGCTTACTAATAGAATTTGGCAAGGCTAATAACTGCAAGATGGAGGGGAACAATTCACCAAAATATAAAGGTAGCTACAATCCTTTTATAAGTAATTGTGTAACAATACAAGCTAATTGGGATCTATTTAAAAAGTGGTTATTAGATAATTATAGAGTAAATAACGTAAAAAAATAAAGCAATGACAGTACAAGAAGCAATCCAGGACAGTGATTTTAAAAAAGATTTAGAGTTAGGCATTGAAGTATATAAAGGTTTAAAAGATGCGAAAGAGTGTGAGTTAAATAAAAACATTAACACTTTATTAGAACGTGGAGACCTCAATGCGGACTTCATCATAAAAGAAGCATTATTAGTATTAGATGATCTTTCAAAAGAGGATGAGGCAATACAGAGTGTTATATCCTTTTTCGCATTAGGAGCATTAGAACACATATTTAACATTTAAAGAATCAAGCAATGAAAAACAGAAATTTAGAATCAAGAATCGCTAATCAGAGAAAAGAGTTAGCAAGATTAAATAAGAAAATCCAGGAGTTGAAGAATGGGGAAACGTATCTATCTGATGAGGAGATGAAGTCTGCTGATGAGGTGATGCCAGGAATAGAGCCTGTATTTATGAAGTGGGGAACGAAGTGGGAAGCCCCTATCTCTGCTTCGGACTTATTGGCAATACCTCATTTCGTATCAGATCTTGATAAAGGCATTGTAGACAAATTCAGGAAAGAGGCAGAGAGGATGAGTAAGCTTATCAACGAGCAAGAGAAAAGGGATAAGGCTAATTATCAAGTAATCTTTACTAATTGTTTTGGTGAGAAGTTCACAGAGGGATGGCTGACTACGCATCGAGTTTATTGGGTAGCAAAAGGTACTTTAGAAATACATAGTAAAATAGGAAGTATGTCTATGATATTTGGGGAGGATGGTATTCTTTCAGATATATTCAAGTCAGAGTCTTCAGCAAAAAAATGGATCGAGCAGTACAAGGCTAAGCGATTAGCGGAGGGATATATTTTTGATAAAGACGATAAGGAGTTTAGACCTCTTAAATTTTCTGAAGTATGTTATAAAGCTAAAACGGTGCAAGATCTTTTTGATGTATTCAGGAGTGTACCTCGTGAGATGCTTAGTTATACTGCTGATATGAATATTACTGAATACCCTTACATTGTTAATTATTCCAACGGTAAAATAGGAAACTATTCGTTTAATTATGGGGATTGCACTCTTGTCAGTAAGCAAGTATTTATATCAATAATAAGGAAGGAGTCTAAAAAATGAAAAAGTTAATCCTCCTGGTAGTAATTCTGTCAACCTCTTTATATACCTCTGCTCAATTCTCAAGAGCGGAGGGATTCGGGCACGTTAAGCAATCTTTTGGTATTGAGTATTTGAACGTCAATCATTACAGGTTAAAGAATAAATATACGCTTGATAAAATGCAGGTTGAGAGAGGTGATTTTAGTTTCAGATATAAGATGGAGCTAAATTACAATAAATTCACTCTAAATTCAGACATAGACATTTATATGGATAAGAGTAGGGGGTTATCATTTGATCCTGTTAATGCTTCTTTTACCATTTCTTTATCTTATACATATAGGAAGATTAAACTAAGTATATCGCATAGATGCTTACACCCAATTGAGGGAGATAGAGGTAATCACGAGATAGAACTACAAGGAGGATTTACAAAGGTTGGGATTTACTACAAATGGTAACGAATCAGCGGAGACTGGTAACCATACGCAAAGGTTAGTAATCATACGCAAATGTTAGTAATTATGCGCTAAAAATGGGTAATTATGCAAGACTATAAATTAAGAATTGAAGAGTTAATTAAGGATCGAGTAAATAAAAACAAGGTTCTCAGTAAGGCGATTACAGATATAAGTTTAGATGAAGAGGGAGGGCAGATGTACTTAAATTACAACTCTCTAAGAATAATACTTCATTCGAACATATTTGTATATGAAGAGGCTGGAGAAAATAGTGCAATATACGTATGCATTACTATTGAGTATAAAGGAAAATATTTATTTAATGATGAAAGGATAAAGTTATGAATGAAAATGAGAACGAGAGCAGAAACGAGAACGAGGAAAAAGCGGTTCAGTTAGCGAAAGAGCTACTAAAAGTATTAGCAGAGATAGGTTATGTTAGACCTAGTGAAGACGACCCTTGCCAACTAGTGAGTATCTTTGAACATAAGGAAGAAATAAAAAAGTATGTACACATCTCGTATAACGGTAAAAATATAAGGGGGTAGTTATGACTAGGAGACCAAAGCAAATCGGATTAGTAGAGAAATGGGAAGTAATTCCTTATACCAACGAGGTTTATTCTGTATCAAACTTAGGGTTTGTAAGGAGTAATAGCAGAAATGGTAAAGGTCGGTTGCTGAAAGTTTACCATCCCAAGTTTGGGTATCCAGTGGTTCATTTTTATATCAACAATAGATACACCACCCACCCAGTTGCTAAGTTAGTTGCTGATGCTTTTTGTGAGAATAAGTATGAATTTAAGGAAGTATGTTATAGGGATGGTAATCCTTCTAATTGCAGAGCAGATAACCTCTATTGGGGTAAGGGTGATGAGCTAACAGAAGATAAAGTTGCTCAAATTCTACTTATATATAGCATTAACCATAAGATACGCAAAGAAGTAGTTGCGGAGGCATTTAAGACCTCCATATCAGAAGTTGATGCAATTATATATAGACGCAAATGGAGTTACGTAGAAGTGCCGAAACCTACTGGCAATGAGCATTTCAAGAGGTTCTACCTTGCCGACAAAGGAATTAATAAATTTGATATAAGAAAAAGAAAATGAGTAAGTTAGAGTACAAATGCTCCCATTGTGGAGCTCCAATACCTCATAGAGGTTATTGCCCTAGTTGTGAGAGTGAGTATAAAAAAATGAGATACGACAAAGAGAAAGCTCATCGTTATTATCTAAAAAACAGGGATATGATGCTTATTAAGAGCACTATTTACAACTACAAAAATAAGGGAAGGATCAAGGAGTATCAGAGAGCTTATAGGAACTTAGGTATCAACGATATGCTGATGGAAGAATATAAATTAAAATACAAAAAGAAATGAAAAATTTACTTAAAGAAAATGATTTAGTAGAATGCACACTAGAAGAAAGAGAATTGATAATTAATGTTGCCATAGGTTTAGGGATAGGCATCTATGGTCCTACATTACGAAAAGAGAAACTTGATATTTTTAAGAATCTGTCTTACGATGATGAGGTTGGTTTAGTAGGCATTAGT